ACATTCAGAATCTGGTTCTTTAAATATACCCGAAAACTCTAAAATTATTGATAGTAGTATTTTAAATAATATTGTTAGTAGACTTGATTCTCTTGAAAAGAGAGAACCAGGAACTAATAATCCTGAAGAAATGACAAAATTATCTGAAAGTGTAACAAAGCTTACTGAACAAATTGGCAAAATTGTAGAAGAAGGTAACAAACATAGTTTAGCTATTTCCAAGCATACTGAACAATTATTTAAGTTTGATAGAGACCTAGTTGAAACTAAGGACTTACTCAAAACCTTCATGATTAAGTATGATATGTTTGCTACAGAGACTAATAATAAATTTGCCGATTATGAGCTTGCTTTATCTGAATTAGAAAAAAACGTTCAACCTGATGAAGATACTCCTGTTGATGAGAAATCTGATGAAGTTGAAGGAACTAGTATTAGTGATATTGATGTAACAGATCCTTCAAATACTATCATGAGTGTTGACTTAAAAAATATTATTAAACAAGAATTAGCAGCTAGTAACAATTAAAATAAATTAAGTAAATGTATTAAATATAAGTTCTTATTATATTTAATATGAAAATACAAATTAGTGACAAAAAGAAAAAAGATATATTCGTATCTTTATTTCAAACTCTCAAAAATTGTTCGTCTTTAATTAGTACGAAAATCAATTCTGAATCACTCCACATTCAAGGTATGGATAAATCTCATGTATGTTTATTTGATGCCAAAATAAATTCTACTTGGTTTAGCTCATTTGAAATTAAAAAAGATATAAATTTATCATTTGATTCAAATGTTTTTTATTCTATAATTAGCACTAAAAGTGATTCACAAGATTTAATTATTACAATGGATGACGATAATGAAGATACCATTCATATTCATTTTATTCCTCAAGAAAAAGAAAGCAAAAAGGGAGATTTTAAAGGTCACGATTGTTTTAAAAAGTTTTTCAAGATGCCTCTTACTGAATATGAGTATGATGAAATGGCTATTCCAACAGTTGACTATGATGCTGAATTTTCCATGTCATCTAAACAAATCTCTGACATGTTCTCTCAATTAAGCAATTTTGGAAACGATATTATTATTAAATGTTCTGAGGAAGAAATTAACTTAACTACTAATGGATTTAGTGGAGAAATGAGAGTAGATATTCCTATTGATGACTTAAGCGGTTACAGTATTATTGAAGGTGAAGCAATTATATTAACATATAGTTTATCTTATATTAATAAGATGTGTATTACAAATAAATTATCAAATGATATCGAGTTTTCATTAAGTAATAATTGTCCAATGAAGATTAGTTATGATTTAGGAGATAATAGTTTGCTTCAGTTTTTTATGGCCCCTAAAATGAATGATTAAAGATACTTTGTTAAATTTCTCTTCGTTCTAGTTAACAAAAATTATTATTATTTTTATTTAAGATTAATATGGAAATAATAATTGGATTTTTTATATTTTGTTTAGCATTATTTATTTATTTACATGTTCAATTTCATCTTAAAACTAGTGAAGATCTAGAAATGTATGAGGTAGAACAACCATCAAAGGATAAATTAGAAGAAATATGTGATATTAGACAACCGGTATTATTTGATTTTGATTGTCAAAAAATTGTCGACTCTTCAAATAAATCATACATCGTAAATAATTATAACGCATTTGCAGTTAAAATAAGAAACGTTAAAGAAACCGACCCTAACTCCGAGTTGTATATTCCGTTACCATTACATGCCGCCAATAAATTATTTAATGAAGATACCAATTCTACTTATTTTTCTGAAAATAACAGTGAATTTCTAGAAGAAACTGGTGTAATTAAAAGTCTTAAATATAATGATGAATTCTTAAGACCATATATGGTGTCAAATTGTAATTACGATATTATGATGGGAAGCGCCAATACATGTACTCCATTTAGATACGAAATTAATTACAGAAATTACTACCTATTAACAGAAGGAAGCGCTCAAATTAAACTCGCACCACCTCATAGCATTAGATATTTATATCCTAATTATGATTATGAAAACTTCGAATTCAGATCTCCAGTTGATCCTTGGTCTCCTCAACCAAAATATATTGCTGATTTTGATAAAATGAAATGTTTAGAATTTACATTAACACCTGGAAAAACATTATATATACCTGCTTATTGGTGGTACAGTATTAAGTTTAATAAAAATACTAGTATTTCTTGCTTCAACTACAGAACTTATATGAATAATATTGCGGTATCTCCATATATTGGAATGCATGCTTTACAGATTCAAAATGTTAAGCGTAATGTTGTTAAAAAAGCTAGTATTCAAGAGCTTAATCAAACTAAACCAGAAGAACAACCAGAAATAAAACAAGTTCAAGAACATAAACCTGTAGTTGAAGAAGAACCTCAAATAGACGTAAAAACACTTGGTAATGGAACTAGTATAGATAATTTACCAACCCCAATAACATCTGATAATAATATTGGTTCTGAAATTTAATTAAAATATTTTTATATTATATAAAAAATGTTTCAAAAACTTTTTTCTCTCTTTACTTCTTCCAAAAGAAGAAAATATAAAGGTACAAAACGAAACAAACGTTCTACAAAGAGACGCACAAGACGTACTTCCCAAAAGGGTATGCGCGGCGGATGAGGCGAACCTATGACCACTCTACCTGAAATGTTTAAAAAAGGTGGTGTAATGAAAGATGGTATAATGAAAGATGGTATAATGAAAGACGGTGTAATGAAAGGAGGCTGAGGCGGACCTATAACTCCACCTAATCCTGTTTAAATTTAACAAAAATATTAACATAAATTCTGGAATGACAGCATTTATATTTAAATAATATAAATGCTTGAAAATGAATTGAAAACGTATTTTTTATCTACATAATTGTAAATAAAAAATTTATTATTTTTACTTTTTATTTATAGAGATATTAATTTATTCAATAAAATTATTGATTTCATTTTTAACTTGATTTGTTCTTGATTGTATTTCTGTAACCTCTGTTCGGCAAAACGCACAACACAATTTGTTATTATGACTTGTTTTCATTGTATTTATCACACAATCCTTACAAAATTCATGTTTACAACCTAATTTTACAAAATTTTGTAATTCTTTGTTATCATAACAAATATTACATTCACATAATTGACCAATATCTTCATTTTCATTATTATTAACGGTTGATAAAATTCTAAATTTTTTATATTCCTCTATTATTGTTTTGTTAATTATTCCTGTCATCATAGCAATAAACATTTCCCTCATCAGAATATTTTCCATTGCTCTAACTTCTTGGTTTTCTGTTATTGTTCTCGATTCTTGTATTTCTTGTTGTCTTACATTTGACAACTCTTGCATAAAACTCATTATGTCATTAGCAAAATTATTTTCGTGTTCAATAATTTCAACGTTTTCATTATTATTTTTATAAGTAATAAAGATGTATTCAGTTATCATGTTCATACAACTATCAACACTAGCTCTTGTTGTAACTCTAAATTTTTTTATAGCAAATGCTTTTATAAGTAACTGTTCTGACATATAATTTTGAATTAACCAATTTTTAAAATCATCCTGTGTATCAGTTTGTAATACTTGATTAGCGCATATTACCTCAAATTCTCTTAATCTATTACTATTACACGTGGTAAGATTATGACCAGGATGTCTACAAAATGAACAACTTTGTCGTCTTCTTATTAACGTAGGCAATACATTAAATTGACCTCTATGTTCAGCATTTAAGTTATCAATACTCATTTTCCTCTATTTGTATATAGTTAATTTTCACATGTATTTTTGTTTTCAATTTTATTTTTAAATTTATTTTTAATTATTAGTTTTTCCAAATCTTTTAATTGTTCTATTGTATTGACACCTAGAATTTCGTAGACATTTTCTTCCGGTATTTTAAGTATTCCAATATCTAGATTTTCTTCTCTCTTTATCATTTCAATAATATCAGTTAAATAATATTCATTTTGTGAATTATTATTTTTTAAATGAGGTAAATATTTACATAAATATTCTGATTTTATAGCATAAATACCGCAATTTATTTCTTTTATTTCTATTTCCCTTTTATTACAATCCTTTTGTTCAACAATTTTATCAAATTTTTCACCATTTTTTAAAATTCTTCCATAACCATTTGGATCAGATAAAATAGTTGTAATTATTTTTACTTTTTCATTCATTTTTATTAACTTATTCATTGTATGTTGTTGTAATAAAGGTACATCACCAGACAGAATTAAAACATCAGATTCTGGATATTCACTTAATTCATTTATACAACATTTAATAGCATGTCCTGTCCCCAATGGTTCATCTTGTATTACATATTCAATTTCTGGCAATTGATCATATTTTTCAAGTTCAGACTTAATAATATCTTTATATTTTCCTACAATAATTATTATTTTATTAATATTTATAAGATATTTTAAAGCCTTCAACTTCAAAAGTAAATGACATATCATAGGAATTCCTGATATTTTGTGAAGAACCTTTGGTAAAGACGATTCCATTCTTTTACCTAAACCTCCCGCCATAATAACTGCTACTATGCTGGTCATATAATACTTACAAACATTGTTTTTTTATATTATATACGTGACAATAATATAAAAAATATAAGTTAAAGAGATATCTACATCTACATATATCTAAGTAAAATATGACAAGTTATAAGATATATGTAAATGACCGGAGTTATACTTCATGGGAAGTATTTGATACAAATAATTTTAATAAGATTACACTCGATATTAATCCTCTTGAGTCTAAACTATTATCTAATGATGTATTTACTGTTAACAAAGATAATACAGTTAATTTAATACACTCGTCAGTAAGATCTGGACCTGCTATGCCAGCCGTTTTAATTATAGCTGGCAATAAAACATATGGGCGACAAAATAAAATGAAAGAAGGACAAACATATTCTAAAAAACATTCAGATATGGCTGGTGGGAAACTTCTATATAAATGTATACCTGATGATATGCGTTTACCTTCATTTTTAGTTCCATATGAAATTAAAAATATGGGATTTTCA